TCACCCGCTCCATTTGCATTTTTAAAATAATATAACAAGCACCCATAGCTCAGCTGGATAGAGTGATGGACTTCGAATCCAGAGGCCGGGAGTTCGAATCTCCCTGGGTGCACCATTAAGTATTGATGACACTAGGTTTCAGCAATTTAAAATTTGCTGATTTTTTTATTTTAACACATTTTTAACACATAAAAAAATAATGATGCTAAATGATTGTTAAAATAAATCATTTAATGTTTCTGCAGCATCAGTCTTTTGTTTAGGCATAACGTGAGTATATATATCTGCTGTAGTGGAAATACTACTATGTCCTAGGAGCTTTTGAACTGTTTCAGGCCTTGCTTTACGCTCAAATAATTTGGTAGCATATGTGTGCCTTAAACAGTGAAATTTACGATAAGGTACATTTGCCTTTTTTAATAGCCTTCTATACATTTTGGTTAAATTTCTTGCGTATATATTTTTGCCAGTGGGGGTTGCAAATACAAAATTATTATCAGTATAATCTACATTTGCGGATTTTTCTTCCTGCTGCTTTGATTTATGCTCTTCTAATATTGGAATTAATTTTGAGGGTATAGCTACAGTTCTAACACTATTTTTAGATTTAGGAATTTGTTCTATAACTTTAAATTCTCTACTTTCATCATCATTAATTAAACTAACTTGTTTGATTGCTCTCTTTACATGGACTTCTTTTTTTTCAAAATCAATGTCACTCCATTTAAGGCCTAATAATTCACCTTGTCTCAATCCAGTGCCTAATGCCATTAAAAATAGCGCTCTCAATCTATGATTAATTAATACACCTTCGAATCTATGTATTTCCTCATCTGAAAAAACTTGCACTTCTTCTTTTTTAACATCTTTTAAACCAGGAATAGTTAACCTTGCACATGGATTTCTATTAAGGTATCCTTCATCTACTGCATAATTAAAAAATTCCTTTAATAACTTGTTTAAATTTTTAATTACATTACTGCTTTTAGCGGATTTATATAATAAATTATAATATCTCTGAAGCTGTATGCTCTGGATATTGCAAAGTTTAGAACCATATATGCTATCACTCTTTACATAGTTTCTATATATACCTTCGTATCTTTCAAAAGTAGCAGGCTTTATTTTTGATTTCATAACTTCAAATAACCATAAGTGCATGAGTTTGCCTAAGGTGACATCCTGAAAATTTACATTAAGACCATTTTTTATTCCATTTAAATACTCATTTTTTTTACTTTCTGCATCTGACTTGTCCTTTCCATAAAATTGTTTTCTTATAATTTTACCATTACCATCACGGCCAACTACAGCTGTCATTCTGTAATATTTAGTTCCGTTTATTTCGATATTAGTTTTTCTAGCCATATTTAAAACCTCCATTTGATAAAATCAAACTAATGTTCTGATTAAAACTAAAAAAATATATAGTACTTAATTAAGCACTTAACTTCAAAATCTATATACGTATATGGCCGCAGTTTTTACATTCCACAGCTCCATGTAAAGAACCACAATGCATATATAAAATTGCTCTAGCTTGTCCCTTGCATGCAGGACATTCAAATTCAAAAAATTCATTATCCTTCTTATAATTTTTAACAGCTGTATTTACTAATTGGACTGCGTTATTAATTTCCTCATCTTCAATTTTTCCATGATTGGAATTATTATTCATAATTAACACTCCTTTATTTGTGATAAAATCAGAACATCAGTTTTGTGTATTTTAAAAATATATAGGAGAATTAACTCCTATTAATAGTATTTTAAACTGGTTTACGCCTTAAAGTTCTTATCTCAGCCTCATGCTCTCCGTACATCTCAAGCAAAGACTTATTTGTTTCGTTCAAGTCAGAGAAATTTTTATCCATTTTATCAGATAGATTTTTAACTGTACCTTGAACCTCTGCGACTTGGTGTGTTAAATTGTCAATGTCAGCTTTATGAAATTCAGAAGCAGATTTAAGTGAGGATAATATTTCACCATGCTCTTTCTGCTGGGTTTTGATTAAACTTATATCTTCTTGCATTTTCTCCTGTGATTTTTGAAATTGTTCCTGACCTTTCAAAAGTTGTTTTAATATTTTATCCGTATCAGACATTATATTCATTCCTTTCTATATTTTAGTATAATCTGGATCTGGTGGATTTATACTGACTAATTCATTTAATTAAGATATCTATTTAATACTTCAATTAGTTTATCTGAATATGAGTATAAATCATCTAAAGAACTTAATTCATATTTTGTATGAGTTTTATCTTCATTTGGTAACGTAAGCACTTTTTTTACATTAAGTGATAATCTACAGATCCATTTTCTTGTATTGTTGTCAAATAAAATTCCAAAATAAGATTCAGTATCTTTGTATGTAATATGAGATAAATCAACAGCATTCCTGAAAATTGACTTTATTATTGCATATGCTTCAAGTTCTTCAACACTGGTTATGATTTTATGTCTATCTTCATTAATATCAGGCATTTCTTCCTTTAATTGATCATTATCTTTATTTTCTGTATCAGTTCCTTTTAATGTTTCTCTGAATTTATTGCTCATGGTTTCATTTATAAATTGATTAAGCGATTTTTTAACTATTGGAATAAATTTTTCTATGATGGAGGAAGTTCTTCTGCCTTCGTAAATTTCACCTAATATATAATTAGCAAAATCTTCAGATGGTTTTTCCATTTGTTTTTTAAAAAAATCTTTTATAAGACTTGTATATTTTAATTCTGATGCTGAGTTAACAATTGCATCCACATCCAACTCATCTTTTGAAAAGCCTTCTAAGTATTTAATAGAACTATCTTTTAAATCAAATAAATCAATTTCAAAAAACGGTTTCTCATCCATTTTATTTGGTTCATCTAAATCAGTGAAAAATCTATATTTTATTCCATTTGTCAATACTCCAAATTTTGCTGATGATGTAGTGTAATATCTAAAAAGTTGTGATCCATGTTTATCGAGGTTATCATTGCATTCTTTTGCTTCTATAAGAATTGTAGGGGTACCATTTATAAGAATAGCATAATCAACCTTTTCGCCTTTTTTTACTCCATAATCAGCATCAAATTCAGGACAAAATTCAAGTGGGTTAAATACATCATACCCTAACATTTGGAAAAATGGTAATATTAATGATTGTTTAGTTGCCTCCTCTGTTTTTATTTGATTTACCAGCGTTTCGGCTCTATCTGATAGCGCTTGTATTTTTTCTTTGATTTCCATTTAACCTCATCCTTTCCTACATGTTTGTTATATATATTTATTAAATTTATACTCAATCAGTTTCTTAGGAACACCGTAATAGCAAGCTAATTGGTCAACACATATATTATCTGACAATAAAAATTCATCTAGCTCTTTTTCATCAATCAACAGTTCAGCAGCAAACTTGTTGGCTTCATTTTCAGTTCTGCCTCTTGGGAATAATGTATATTCTCTTAGATAGCAAGTAGACTTGTGATAATGGAGCATAGCATGTCCTAGTTCATGCGCTAAAATAATTCTTATTTCATCTTCATCTAGGTTGGAATTTACTACTATATATTTATTTGTAATTAAATTAATGTAAAACCCCTTAGTTTCCTCTCCTAAATCTTCATATAGTAAATTGATTCCCAAATAAGCAATGATTTTTGCTGGATTTCTTGTCCCATATTTTTGAATAAGGTGTTTTACTCTTGCATGAATATTTATCATAATAAAACACCTCTTATTATTTTTTCTTTTTTCTCCCGAATTTTTCCTTATTCTTAGCTTTAGAGTCCCAATATATTTTATTTATTACTGCAACTAATTTTTCCTTATCTTTTTCTCCAACCTTATCATCCATCATAAAAGCCTGTGCATGTTTTATTACTTCATCATGCTGTTTTATATCTCTTTTGGTCACTTTATATTTATCTGCATATTCCTGGGGGATATCTATGGGCTCTTTGATGTCGGTGTTGCCTAGTAAGTAATCTGCAGATACATTAAAATATTTGGCTAATTCATTTATAAAATCAGCATTTGGAGTTCTTAAATTGTTTTCATATCTTGATAAAGTAGACTTAGTAGTATTTAAAGCTTTTGCAAGCTCCTCTAATGTTATGTTTTTTTCTGATCTAAGTTCTTTCATCCTTTTATTAAAAGTTGCCATAATAACACCTCTTTAAAATTATGATAGCATTTAGTTGCCGATAATAACAACTGAGTTGCCAAAAATAAAATTATATTTAGTAAAAGTTATTGACAAGTTGCCAAATGTATAATACAATAGAGTTACCAAATAGATAACAAAAGGAAATGAGGTGAAAGCTTTGGAAAAAAGAAAGGCTAATTTTAAATTAAAAGGGTTAAGGGTAGAACATAATTTAAAGCAATCTGATATAGCTAAAAAGATTGGTATATCAGAGTCTACGTATAACAGGAAAGAAAATGGATATGCTGATTTTTCAGAAACCGAAATGTATAAAATCAGCAAAATTTTTAAAAAAGATCCTGCTCTTATCTTCTTCAATAATATTTTTTTTGATGATAAAGTTGCCAAATAGATAACAAAAAGGCAGTGCAATCTTATAATTTAATTCTACCAGCAAAAGGAGACGAGCAGGGTACAATTTCATATTAGTTTTACTACTAGAATGTCTAATTCCACTATAGAAAGGGATGAGAATATATGAGCAGATCCATAAGAGACACGGACACCATCTACAAAAAGGCAAGAATAAAAGCATCTGAAAGTAATGACAAACTCAGGAGCAGGGAGGGAGCTAGTGAATTATTAGATGTTAGCGTTGGTTCTCTTCTTAATTATGAAACAGGCGTATGTAAGCAGATACCAGCTGATGTAGTTGTTAAAATGGCTGAAATCTACAATGCACCAGAGCTTATGAATTATTATTGTCACAGCGAATGTCCTATAGGGAAACATACAGTGCCACAAATAGAGGTACTAGAAATTGATAGGGTTACAATTCAAATTTTATCTTCACTAGAAAATATCAGTAACGTGAGAAAGGAATTATTGGATATTACATCTGATGGAGTTATCACAGAAGAGGAAAAACCTAAGTTAAAATCCATTGTGAAAGCATTAGATGAATTGTCTATAAATGCTCAAGAATTAAAGCTTTGTGTCCAGAAAAAACTGAAGTAGGGAGGAAAACTTATTTATGAAAATGAGAGCAGATGAAAATTTTAAGGAAGTAATTAAAGATGCCATTAAGGAAGCTTTGAAAGAAATTAACAAGTCTACATTGACGATAGATGAATGCAAAGAGTATTCAGGAATAGGCCGCGACAAGATTATGGAGCTTGTACATGCTGAGAATTCTGATTTTCCTTGCTTTAGGAATGGTATTAAGTTTCTAGTAAATAAAAAGAAATTGGATTTATGGCTGGAGAGAGTTGCAGAAGAAAGAAGAGTTTTATGAGGAGGGATGAAATTGAATAACTTAATAAAAGTAAATTTTGAGAGGCAAACAACAAGTGCAAGACAATTATGGGAGTTTTTAGACAAACCACATGGAGAATTCATGAAATGGTTCCATAGATATTGCGGATATGGATTTACTGAAAATGCTGACTACGGAGTTATCGACAAATCCGTCGAAAACCCTCAAGGTGGTCGCCCGGCAACTGATTATGAAATAACAATTGATATGGCGAAAGAATTATGTATGCTGCAGAAAACCGAGAAAGGGAAAATAGCCAGAAAATATTTCCTTGACCTTGAGAAGAAATGGAACAGTCCAGAGGCGGTTATGGCCAGAGCTTTAAAGATGGCCGATATGAAAATACTTGAATATAAGAATACAGTTCTAAATCTTAACAATAAGCTGGAGCAGCAGGAACCAAAGGTATTATTTGCCGACAGTGTCCAGGCATCCACTACAACAATTCTGGTTGGGCAGCTTGCCAAAATACTCAAGCAGAATGGAATAGATATAGGGCAGAATAGATTATTTGAATGGCTTAGGGAAAATGGGTACTTAATCAATAGGAAAGGCACTGATTACAATATGCCAACACAAAAATCCATGGATTTGGGACTGTTTAAGGTGAAGGAAACTTCAATAGGCCATAGTGATGGTCATGTAACCATATCTTCTACGCCAAAGGTAACAGGCAAAGGGCAACTTTATTTTGTAAATAAGTTCAAGAAATTATTTAATAAGGAGGCAGCAATATGACTGAATACACATTAGCTCAGATGATTGACAAGCTCGGGAGGAACCCAAATTTGAAATTTCAATTTGTTGAAGATGAAATATACAAAGAAAATGGAAACGGAATTGTAATTGCTTTAGATGAAGATGGCAGAGTTATAAATGAGGCAGGCAGGCCTATATTATCGAATTTTAGCTTGAGCAGCAAATTCAGGCTGGTGAATGAGCCAGTAAGTGTAAAGGAGGCTTTTAAGGCGTTCGAGCAAGGAAAGGCAATTTATTGTATTTTGCTTGATAAAAAATATGAATATTCTTCTGAAATATCAGGATTATTAGAGTCAAAAACAAGACACGGGTTTATGGGAATAAGTGTAGAAGAAATTTTATATGGTAAGTGGTTCATAGGGGAGGAAAATTAATGTTTATTCCAGAGAACATAAAAGGATTTGATAGGTTGGATGCTGCAAGCAAAGAACTTTTTAAAAGGTTCTGTACAAGATTTTACGAGGCATGGGAGTATCCGGAAGACCACGCACCAACTTCTGTAAAAAGACTGGATAGTAAATATCTGAAGGTGACACTGAATGACGGTGACTGGCTGCACGTGCTTGGGAATGGAGATTGGTATTAGGAGGGAGAAGGATGGTATTTGAAAATCTAATGGCGCTTTGGATTGCAGTAGAAAAGCAGTGCCCGCAGGAAGTCGCGTTTAAGTACCTGGATAGATATCTGGGGGATGGACCTAAACAAGCACCTAAATTTAGATGGACACCGCAGGATGTGGAGGATGTGATGAAATTTAGAAAGGAGGGTATAAACTGCACGGAGATAGGTAGTTACTATGGGCTTAAAGGGGCAAGCATATCATATTTACTTTGTAGAAAAAGAAAGGAGGTAAGGGCATGATTAGACAGTTATTTAAAGATGCTGGGATTAAGGTAACTGACCAAGAATTCAAAGAAATTATGTGTATGACTACAGATGATATTCGGGAGAATCGTATTAAATTCGGGAAAAGGACCAGCCTGCAGCAAGTGGTCACTATAGCCAAAAGAAGTTTAAAGGTGCTAAGGCAATGTGATACGGCATTAAGGCTTTATTTTGACCGGAAAGTGGGCGTGTGAATGGGGGAGCAGCTGTCATTTTTGGAAAGCAACCAAATGGAAATATTATGCCAGGCATTGCAAGGGAAAAGAAAAAAGCTGTGTAATGTCCATAGATTTTACAAGGGAGCAATAGCATTAATAAGCTATCCGGGGAATAAGGACAGTTATTATGCACCTCTTATTGTAAAAGAAAACGGAAAATACAAAAATGCTGAAAGTTTTCAGATTTTAAAGGAAGGTGAGTGAATGAATAGTGAAGGTGTATGCAAGAATTCTTATAAATGTGGAGGTAATTGCTGGCTTAATATAGCAGGGATTTTTGATGTATGGGAAATTATATCTAAAAAGTGCAAAGGTTCAATTGAAGAGCAGGATATGCTTAATGATATGTTTTATAGCAAAAGAGATAGAAAAGAAATTTTAGAGAAGTATGATTTCACTCAAGATGAAAAAAGAATATTAGATAAATTTTGGTTATAGAAGGTGAGTAGATGGAATCCGTTAGAGATAAGGTAGACAAGGTAGTTGAACTTGTACAGGATAGGAATTTAGATACCAAAGAAGCCATAGAACTGGTTAGAAATTATGATTTAGATAATAACGGTCAGCTTTATGATGCAGATACCGGAGAAACTATTTGTGACATTGAACTTGCTACAGATGAACAAATAAGAATTTTATTACAGACAGAAAAAGACCCTCTGCAAAGGGTCCAGAAATAAATAATCATTAGTTCCATTTTACATTGGAACGGTAGAAAAATCAAATATGGGGAGGTAGAACATGAAAAGTAAAACCAAAATGAGATTTCAGAGTATAGAGGAAAGAGACAAGCAATTGAGCCAGTTTAAGACTATCGGATACACAATAGACAAGAAAGACCCTTTGATTGTATGGTTAAGCATTTAAGGAGGGGGAGAAAAAATATGAGTAAATTATATGAAATAAGTGAGAGATATAAAAATATTCAGGTGCTTCTGGATAACCCAGAGTTGCCAAACGGAGAGATAAAGAAGGCCCTTGACAACATAGGAGAGGAATTTGATATAAAGGCGGAAAATGTAGCCAAGGTTATAAGCGCTATGAACTCAGATGCAGATGGAATTAAAAGAGAAGTAGAAAGACTGCAGGAGAGAAAAAGGACCATAGAAAACAGAGTTAAAGGCTTAAAAACCTATATTTATGAGCAGATGCAGGCTACGGGAAAACAGAAAATCAAGGGTACATTATTTACGTTAGCGATTCAAAAAAATGCTCCAAGCGTAAATGTTATAAATGAAGACATTGTCCCTGCACAATATAAAATACCACAGCCTTCTAAGCTAGACAAGAAAGCTATATTGGCAGATTTGAAGCAAGGCATAGAGATAAATGGTGTTGAGGTAAAACAGGGTACAAGTTTAAGAATCAGATAAGGGGGAAATTTATTATGGAAAACGCAATGATGGTAAGGCAGGACCAAGCAATAAGCCTATTGGACAGTATGGAAATAGGAGAAGTAAGGAATACATTGGGAAAGATAGCACAGTTCCAGTCAATTATACAGAGAACATTGAAGAATGGACATGATTATGGAGAAATAGGAGGGGTTACCAAGCCTACGCTTCTTAAACCGGGTGCAGAAAAGATACTTATGCTCATGGGACTCACAAGTGAGTATGACATAGTTGAAAAAATTGAGGACTATGACAAGGGAGTATTTGCATATACCATAAAGTGCATATTGAGAAAGAATGGCCAAAAGATAACCGAAGGTGTCGGAAGCTGTAACTCAAAAGAGGACAAATACCGCTATAGGTGGGTTAGAGAGGACGATCTGCCTGTAGGAATAGATAAAGATACAGCCAAAAGTAAAACGGACAATTATGGGCACACCAAGTATAAAATCGAAAATGATGATATATGCAGCCAGGCAAATACAATACTTAAGATGGCGAAAAAAAGAGCTCAAATAGATGCAACATTAACGGTGGCAAGTTTAAGTGAAATATTTACCCAGGATGTCGAAGACATGGCACAGTTTCAAGAAAGAGAAAACGTGGAGAATATGAAGGCTGATGAAGTTGTAAATATCGTAGTTAGGTTTGGAAAACATAAGGGTAAGACATTAGGACAGATAATGAGCATAGCTCCGGATTATATAAAATGGCTCGCTCAAAATGGTAAGGATCCGGCTATGAGAAAAGCATGTTCTATGATTTTGAGCTCCAATACAAATACAAAACCTGACAAGGAAGAAAAGCAACAGGATGAAACGGATCCGTATGAAGGCACACCGTTTGAAGAAAGTAAAAAGTAAGTCTAAGGAGTATTGAAAGCTGGGAGAAGGTGAAAATGTGGCACGACCAAAGAAACAAACGGTAGAATATTTTCCTCACTATGTTAGTTCGGGAAAAACAATGTTTATATTAGAAAATAGTTTCGGCAATGATGGGTATGCCTTTTGGTTTAAAGTACTGGAATTACTGGGAATGACAGATGGGCATGTTTATGACTGTAGAAATACAGCTGACTGGGAGTTTCTACTGGCAAAAACTCATGTCGACGAGGATTTGGCAAATAAAATACTAAAAAAACTGGCTGACTTGAATGCAATAGACAGTGAATTGTGGAAAAACAGGGTTATTTGGAGTGACAATTTTGTTAAAAACCTTACCCCAGTTTATAACAATAGAAAAGCAGAAATCCCTAAAAAGCCAGTTATTAATAGTAGAAATGATAGTGCAGAGGGATTTCTATCAGTAGAAACTAAGCAGGAGGATATGAAAACTCCACACAAAGAGATAACTACAGGCAAAAACACACAAAGTATAGTAGAGGAAAGTAAAGTAAAGGAAAGTAAAGATACTACTGAAAAAGAAAATAAAGAAAAAGAGCACTGGGTTTCAGCACTGGAATATTTTTGCCAGAAATCAGGGAAAGCAGATGTGCAACTAAGATCTCGTGAACTGGAGGCTGCCCAGAAGATATGTGCAGAGGTGCCGTCCCTCGACATAGTCCTGAAGGGTATAGATAAAGCGTTTAGTGATTTTAAGCCAGATGCCGATTCGGATAAAATCAACAGCTT